CTGATTGGGAAAAATACAAACTGTATTACTTTGCATCATGGTAAAAATAAACACACGACCAGTATTTGTAGTTGAAAATCCAAATTTTCTAGGATTCTCTACACCTGAAGGACAAGCACGAGCCGAAAAATATAAAGGGCCGCGGCATACGGCAGCCAAGTTTCAATCGCTGTATATTCACGGATCACTTGAAAGGCATTGTCATTATGACGTTGCTTCATTCGCATGTGGTACCGTAAAAGATAAAGACGTGCAACGTGCCGTTGTAATTGATCCACAAGAAGAGTGTCAAGACTCAATCTTAGTTTCAGTACACTATAATGATGCACGCTATGGTTTGGTTGTTCGGCCGGCAGAAGCAAGAGAGACATACAGTTACTTAAAACAGACACGTGAGAAGGCAAGTGCTTCTGGTTTTTCACGAATATTTCTATAACTTTGTTTACAAATAACTGTAAGTGTGTTATAATACTTCTATGGAAACATCTGATGATACCGATCCTCGCTTTATAGAAGAAGGAGACATGATCATTTTTCCAAAGGCCAATTGCAGAGTGTACATCACATGGAAAGATAAATTTGAAGGAATGACCGTTTCACAAGCTCGTAGAAAAATTAAAATATTTCAGTCGAAAAGAGCACAAGACGAAATGATCCACTATTTGAAAGTCAAAGGTATAATAAGATAAAAGTATGAAAAGTCCTATAACAGATTCCTTAGCGCACAAGCTATATGAAAGCGGCGCCATCGCGCCTGTGCGAGCCGCAAAAATGATGATGCTAGCACAACGCTTTGAAAGTCAATTGACCGAACAGCAAGGGCCTCAGTATAGCATTGAAGAGATTGCTGATTACATCTCTGGTTGGAGCATGGGTCCGTATGAATCAGTTCATGAAATTGGAAAAGCAGTATTGCTGAATGCTCTATCGCAACTGCAATGTGATCAAGACGGCATTGCTGCAGTGCGAGAACGAAAGCAGAGCAGATAACATGAAACGAGTTGCTGCCATCGCGTGTGGATGCATCATATTATTATGTTGGGTAATACTAGAAGCAACGGAATTGATTTGGGCTGAAATTAAACACAATATGAAATTTAAAATAAAACAATGAACAACTATATCAAAACAGGAATTTGCAGTCTGCTATTAGGATTGTCGGGAGGTATTGCATGGCAATTTGGATTTGTTCCAATTGGATTTGTACTTATCTTTTTTATGGTATTGGCTCTCGTGTGTGGCCCTGATGTCTTTGAATAAAAATATGAAAAACGAAATCATGGAAGCTATTAAAGAAACTTTTAAGAATGACGTTATCATTGAATATCGTTGCGCCATCAGCGAGAAACTTCACGATGCTGTGTTTGATGAACCTGAATTTTACATTCAGCGAGAAATTGATAGGATGAAAGAATCTGGTAATACCGAGCTTAAAATTGTCCAAAACCCTAAAAATTTTAATTTGGCAATATGAAAACAATCGCACAACAATTAAAGATTAAAGACTTTCCATTCATCATCAACGATAAGGATGGCAATGAAATCTATCACGAAACCTCCAGTGGCTTTTGGTGTAAATGTGAACGTGATACTAATGGCAATGAAATCTATCACGAAACCTCCGATGGTTTTTGGATCAAAAGAGAATATGACGCGCATGGCAAAGAAATCCTTTTTGAAAACTCATATGGTTTTTGGAGTAAAAGAGAACGTGACGCGCATGGCAATGAAATCTATTACGAAAACTCCGCTGGAAAAATCATTGATAAACGACCAAAGGTAGTTGAATTCACATTGCAAGAAATTGCAGATGCGCTTGGTATTAACGTAACACAATTAAGAATCAAAGAAAATATGAAATACAAACTAAACATATCCAACGGATGCACAGCAAGTGGACATTTGGAAGTCAATGGCACATCTTATTCTTGCGAAGACAAACGATACGAATTAACAGCAGAACAGCGCGAGCAGTTTCATAATGATTTGTTCGCGGAAATTCGCCGCAGGCTTGACGACAACGAAATACATGTGACTGATTTGGTGGAATTGCTTGAAATTGAGGACACTCATTATTCCGAAACTTGCGATCAGTGCGGCGACAATCAAGTAACAACTTATTACGAATTTTCAATATGAAAACAGCAGAATATCACAACGCCATTTTTGACGAAAGATTTGAGTTGTTGCCAGAACATCAACAAAAAATAATTAGCATGTTTTTCGGTTCGGTATGCTACAGTGTGGCGGAAGCCGTGATTGTTTGGATGAACAGTATGGATTGTTCTGAGAGTGCAAGAGAAATGATTCTTGACTATAAGAACGAATATGATAAATTGATGGACAAATATGAATATGAAAAACATAGACAACATTAAAGGATTAATAAATAAGGAACTGCTACAAAATCAGATTGCAATCAATAGTGATGGGTATGGATCGGCATGTGCAAATGTTGCTATCAATATCATGGAACATCTGGATGGATTTGAAGGAGAATTCAATATCGGATATAGTCCTGACATGTCAACTCCACATGGAATCATCTGTAAATGTGATGATCAGGGAGGAATTACAGGATTTATGGCTGGTGTTGCTAGAAACATCGTGGCACAATGTTATAAGGATGGATGGAAATTTTGGCTTGCTGGTGTAATCAGTTCTTACGATGTAGATAACGCCGAAACACTCGAAAGAAATATTGAGAACATTTCAAAGAATGGTTTTGTATCTAAGGAAGACGCTACGAAATATGTTGAAGCTCTTGTAAACAGATATAAAGAAAATTTTGGATCTGTAAAATAATTCTCGACTGTGAGGATAAATTGATGGACAAATATGAAATACAGAATAAAAGAAACAATTAATGGTCATAATGTCAGCACCTTTATGATTCAAAGCAAAGTTTTATGGTGGTGGAAAAACTCCACATACAGTGAAGAGCACAGCTACGAGGAAGCGGAAGTCTGGATTAAAAAACTACAAACAAAAGAAGTAAAATATCATACCGTAGAACAATAAAATGCAAAGAGAGCTAAAATTTAGAGTGTATGATACACTGGATAAAAGATACATCAAATGTGATGAAGGATACCAAGGACATTATGTTCTTTCTTTAAAAGGTGAATTTCACAATCTTTTAAATGGATCTGGTGGCAAGGAATGTGTCGTGCAACAATATACTGGTCTTGTAGATAACAATGGTGTTGAGGTTTATGAAGGTGACATTCTAAAATGCAAAGGATTTGACGATTGGTTTGACACGGTAGGATTCCATTACAATGTAACTGTAAAATACAATACAGTAGAATCAGGAGATTCACACATTGCAGGATTTGCTTACATTCCTATGGATCGCGAAGTGATTGGCAACATCTTTCAAAATCCCGAACTATTGTGAAAGATAGGTGATTTACGGATCTTTTTCTATACTGGATATACGTCCAAAATCTTTTTTCATTTTGATGAAAAAAGATGTGTACATCTGCCGCTTTTTATGGTAGAATAGTCCTGTAAGGAAACACCACATTATGATTACTCTCGCTCCAAAATACACCAAGCATTCCATCCATCTCGGCGTTCAAATCTACAAGCGCAAGGCCAATACCGGCACAAGCGGTGGAGCTTGGTTGGCCGTCTCGACGACCTTTAAATCTTTGGCACGTGCCAAAGCTTATTTGGAATATCTTGAAAGCAATGGAAATCTTGTAAACAAAATCTAAATTGGAAAACACCACAACATTATGAACAACATAGAACACAACCGTCCTGCCTTTGTCGAGTCAAAGGCAACCAATTATCCATATCTTGCCGGAGGATTTCAAGCATTGATCAGCGGCCTAGCTTACAGTTTGGTTAGCAAAAAGATTGTCGGTTACGACAAATATGATGAACTTAAAGCTTATTTTGAAGGTGAAATTGATCGCATCAAACAAGCAGAACGCACCATTGGCAAATGGACAACCAACCCGAACGAACGATGATATCTAAAGACATACTTGATAAAATGGATCATGCCCGCCGCTTCCTCGCTGCTCCTGCACCAGAAGTAGTTGGAGATCTTATTGCTGAAATTAGAATCCTCACCGCGCAGCGGGACGAAGCAGTCAACAACTACGAGACGGCTCAATTATTAGCTGTCCGAGTTGGAGAGGAGCGGGACAGGATACTTGAGGATCGTAAAAAATACATGAATCTTTATTATGATAACATTCATAACCATGGTGATGAATGACCAACAACCTAACCCCGAAACCATGAACAACGACACACATCCAGAATTATGCAACCATTGCAAACCGCTAGTTGAGTCATCTAAACTAGAATGGATCAAACTCGGAGGGCAGTCAGTCTCAATACCTAAAAAGCCATTGCACTGGGTTTTGCGAGATAAATACTCCGATGACGTAATAAACGCGAACGCCAATTATTCGCAGCAACTCGCGGCTAAATCTCGCGAACTTGCCACCGTCACCGAGCAGCGGGACAGGCTGGCAGTGGCTTTAGAAAGACTAGAAAAAACAGCAGGTGGGCGAACATGGTGGGACGACCCAGCAAGAGTTCAAGCACGACAAGCCCTCCAATCCCTAACCCCGAAACAACTATGAACGACACACCAACACGCAATTGTTCTGTGCTCTTCATTGGGGGGCTTGCTGATGGGCAACGCCGTCCCGATCCTGAAAGCCCATACTGGAAAGTGGCCGGTGACGCGCCAGCCACCCGCGCCGATCACGACTTCTCAAAACCGTTCGAGTATGTGCGAACCGAGGATCTCTATCGCCGCGAGCGTCTGCGGTCAGGACGGGAAGAATGGGTCATCTACGTGCTCGACTCGCTCACAACGGAGCAAGCCATGGGAACAATGCACTCCAATCCCTAACCCCGAACGAACTATGAGTGGACTAGACGGCCTTGGATGGCCAACTGACGATTTACCCGAACAAACTACGAACGACACACCGACACCTGACACGGATGAACACGAATTTCCGTGTATGACATGGGCATCAAATGATCACCCAATGGTTGTGCGTGCCAACTTTGCCCGTAAACTGGAACGCGAACTCACTGCCGTCACCGACCAGCGGGATCAATGGAAAGCAAAATACATCCAGCAAAACAAAGACCTCGGTCATGAACTCCGCGATCCAAACGGGACTATCTGGAGCGAGTGCAAACGCCTACAAACCGAACTTACCACCGTCACCGAGCAGCGGGACAGCATCGACTCAATGTATCACAAGATCATCAAAGAGGTGCTAGAGTGCGACCCGATCCCAGCTTGTAAACGGGAAGAGGATCAGCTTGAGCCACCGTGGGAAGTCATTGCTAGAATAAGAGAGCAGCGCGACAGGCTGGCGAAGGAAGTCGGACAACTCAAATCACGACTCACACAAACGATGGGAGCGGTCACAATCAGCCGAAATGGTTACGTGCCAGACCTAGAACAGCAGCGGGACAGGCTGGCTGAGGCTTTGCAGAGCGTCATTAACGAAGATGGAACACCTATGAGCATCAACCGCGCTAACAAAACCCTCCAATCCCTAACCTCTATAACCATGAACACAATCGACACAAGATTAACACAAGCAATGGAATATGTAGAAAAAGCTCAACAGTTTATGACTGAGCTTGGACATGCAAAATATAGAATTTGCGGAATGGTAAGCAAACAAATGTTGTACGATTCAGAGCAAGAAGTTTCCATATTGCTTGGAAAACTAGAAGCGGCAGAGGATGCACTCAGAGATATTGCTTGTTTTATGAGTTGTGGAGGTTATAATGATGTTGGACTTGTTGAATTTGATCCAGCGCACTATGCCGATAAAATCAAAGAAGCTATTACAAATCAACTATTACATGAACGTGAAACAATTAATTGAACGATTGCAGCAATTTGATCCAGAAACAATGGCTGTTGTTTCTGGATATGAAGATACTGGCGGTTACAATGAAATTTCAGAGGCTGGCGCTATTCGCCTAAACTTGAATGTCAACAATGAATGGTATTATGGCAAACATGAATGCAACGACGACGGAGAATGCCATGCCATTTGCATAAGATAAAATTATGAACACACCAAGAATGACAGAAGCATGGGACAGATCTTCAAGAACGGCTGATGGGTTTTATTCAACCACAACTCCTACGAGTGTTTATGCTCACAGTTGTTATGAAGAAGGATGCAAGTTGGAACGAGAACTCGTTGCCGCACAAAATGAAATTGAAAGGCTTAAAGCACTATTAGTAAAAGGCCATGGCGCTGTAACAATATCACGCAACGGCTACATTGAAGAGTTGGAATCCAAATTGGAAGAGTATAAGTTGGCAAGTGCCGATGAGCGTTTCACTGTTGATGAGATTGCAGATTACATTTCTGGTTGGGCCATGGGTCCATACGATTCCGTACGGGAGATTGAACAATATGTACTAAAAAATGCTCTGAGTCAATTAGAGTGTGATCAGGACGGCATTTCCGCAGTGATCCGGCACAAAAGAGCGCATTTTGGCTCTGAAAAGCAGTAAAAATGCACTTTTGTTGAAAAAAGATGTTTACAAGTACCGCTTTTTATGGTAGAATAAGAATAACAATGTAACGAAACACCAATCAACAGTATGAACAAAGTTAAGCTTACTGGTAATCAAAAGAAATACCTAGCAAAACCAAAGACAAAAGATATTGGTAATGGTACACGACTAATCTTTGCTTATACTGATGCTGAACTGAACACAATTCGACAACTCCAGGAGTTGGGCATGCTACAACGGTATCCTTCTACTTCTGGTTTTTGGGAACTTACAGACGCAGGAAAAGAATTTCAAAATAATCTCAAAATATGAACGCAGCATACGAATTACTAAAACACATTGGAAGTCGTACCGTGATGTATGTACAACAGGTTCTATCGTTGATCAAATGCAATCATTAGGCATAACATGGCAACATGTTACTCCTCAACCTATGGCAGACAGTGTATGGTTTTGGAATTGTAGCAATGTTCCTGAAGATCTGCCAAAATATATTACACACATGAAACTGAATCCAATGAAATGCATCGGTTGGGGTCTATCGGAAGAAGATGCAAAGAAAATAGAAGATTATAATGAGTAAAATTATAGCAATTGGAGACATACATGGAGAGTTATACAAACTGCATAACTTATTTGACAAACTTTCAATCAATAAGAACGACACACTTGTTTTTCTTGGCGATTATATTGATCGAGGAGAACACAGTAAAGGTGTAATTGATCATCTCATCAAACTTTCAAAAGATTACAACTGTGTTTTCTTAAAAGGCAATCATGAAGCTTTCTTTCTTGAATCTTACTCAAAAATCTTTGGATCAAGTGCATGGAGCAGCGATAACGGTGGCGGTACACCCCAAATTTTTAATTCATGGATGATTAATGGTGGCAAAGCATGTCTACGCTCATATGACGCTCAAGCACTATTAGAAGGATATGATAACAAAGCAGTTTATACCATGAACGAAACACATGGGCATTTCTTCAGAAAATTAAAGTTGACATACGAAACAGAAAACTATATTTTTGTTCATGGCCATTTGGCACATGAGCAAGATGTAGAAGATCAAGAGGAATGGCAATGCATTTGGGGACGCTATAGCGATATTTGGCCGCACAAGTCCGGCAAAATTGTAGTATGCGGACACACTCCACATCCACATCCAATTGATGATCGGTTTAAAATTTGCATTGACACTGGGTCATTTAAAATGGATGGGCATATTTCTGCATTGGTAATTGACGATCACGGCCATAGCTTTGTAGAAGGACGATAATGAACACACTAGTAATTAGCGACATTCACTTGGGCAGTCCGGTAAGTGATAGAAATAAAGTACTAAAAGTGCTATCATTAGATTTTGAGCGTCTAATTATTAATGGTGACTTGTTTGACAGCTACTCTTTTCACAGGTTTAATAAAAAAGATTGGGCTGTTCTTAGTAAGCTTCGCAAACTTACCAAAACTCATAAAGTCATTTTGATTCATGGCAACCATGATTCAAATGGAGAATTTTTAAGCGCCATTATGGGCATGGATTTTGTAGATAATTATCGCTTTGAACTATGTGGTGTAAAATTCTTTTTGGAACATGGTGATCAATATGATCATTGGATTAAACATCGACCATTTATTACTTGGGTGTTTACTGGACTATATTTTTGGCTACAAATGCTTGATAAAAGTCATTATCTTTCGCGACTAACAAAAAAGATGAGCAAATCTTGGATTGATGCCAAAAATATAGTTGCCAAAAAATTTATAGCAAAACACGGATCCAAATATGATGTGCTGCTGGCTGGACACACGCACTTTCCTGAAATTGTAACACATGAATATGGAACATATATAAACAGTGGAAGCTTTTGTGAGAAGGCTTGCTCTTTTGTTGAAATTTATGATGATGGAAAATTTAAGCTCAAAAATATTTAAAACACTAATTGGTTACAGCTAAGTATAGTACTGCAATAAAATGAACAAACATATACAAACATTAATTGAATTTAACGCATGTGACGCGTTCGTTGGAAACGCACTTGATTATGCGACAGACATTCTGACGCGTTTGGAAGATTGGCAAAACATGAGCAGCGCACAAATGCGATTGCAATGCGGTGAATTGACCGCCGAACAAATTAGAATTGTTCGCTCCATTCTCAATGTAATAGCTCCGACGGGACAATAATGCGCAGCAAAAATCTATATCTGGTATAGAGACAGCAACTTTTTTTCACTTTTGAAAAAAAGTGTTGTACATCCTCAGCGTTTTATGATAGAATGACTCTGTAAGGAATATATGAAAACACTAATACAGAAACTGGTAAGCAAGTGCAAAAGAAAAAAGCCGACTTATGGATGGTCCATCTTTGCTCAAGATGACTCTATTCATCTTACACGCCGCGTAATTGAAGCTCAACGCAAGCAACTTCAAAAATTAATTTAAATAAACCGAGTATGAGTCTGGAAAAAGCAATAGCACACGGCAAAGAAAAACGCAAGCCGTACCGAGGCAGCAAGCGATTTGATTGTAGCTGCCGAAACCATGGCAGTTGTGGCTATTGCTTAAGCAACCGCACACTGTTTGATAAGAAAGCTCGTGCAGCGCTAGAAGGTCAAGTGGATGAATGGTTTGGTTATTGGAACTATCCTGACCCAAGTGATGCGACTGATGCTGCATATGATGAGGGTCTTAAGAAGATTGGCGTTGACCCCTGGGACTTTAAAACGCGTAAAGAATTGGACATATAAAACACCGGATTAAACAAGTCACTCTGGAGGTAAAAAATGCACTTTTATGAAAAAAGTTGTTTACAAACGTTCAAAAATATAGTAGAATAACATCATGCAAGACAACAAGCCTAGTATTTTTCTTTTCATATTTCTCGCTGCCGTCATTCTCGGCCTGTTGCACATAATCGGAGGATTTGATGATGCAACTGTTCGTGATCTTAACAACCAACATTTGCTTCAACCAATTAAATTTTTAAACAAATAAAATATGACTAAAAAATCAAATAAAACAGTGCTTCCAACCGAACCGGAAGATTGGTGCGAACGTATGGTGCAAAAGTATCCGCACGTCTTATGGGAAAGCGATGCAGTTGCCATTTCCGGATTGCCTTCTGGATGGGAAAATACTGTTGAAGATTTGCTACGGTGCATTAATGAATATACAAGCAATCCCCGATGGGTATGCGACAATTCATACGCTTTTAAGTTTAAAATTGCATACAATTCAATGCTGAGAAAATTGTTTAAAAAGATAAAACGGCGTTTCGGATTTCATCCATCGAGCCTAATTTGTTCAACAGATTCTCATTACAGTGAAAAATATCCACGTGCGGTAACGATTGGTCAAATTAAAGAAAAGTTTGCATCACTTCGAGTGTACTATGATGGCGGCGATGAACGCGTAAAAGGAATGATTGCAATGGCCGAAAACATTTGCGACATTACATGCCAAAGCACCGGAAACCGAACTGGAGTCTACACAAATATTTCAGGGTGGGTCAGCATACTTGACCCAAAAGTTGCAAATAAAATCAAAAAGGAACGAGGAATCAAATGAACAAACCAAAATTTTACTATTCACAATTTTCCGACGACACCATTGATTGGAGGCCTCTCAAAATTGGTTGGTGCCTAAACACTGTGGTAGGACAGTCTCGAGACTGTCCGTATCGTGTGCGCTATTTTGACAGTGAACACAATGAAATTGACTATGACGTTGTGCGTGAAGCCGAACGTGAATATGAGCTTATTCAAAATATCATACTCTCTCTGAATAAAAAATTTACAATTAATCAATAACAAACAACATCCAACACCAATTATGAATTACACTAATTTAATCCTACACTGCATCATTTATTTTTCTGTAAGTTTTGCACTAACAAATGCCCTTTTTACACATATCTTTGAAAAGAAAAATATATTTTACTCTATAATTTGTTTTATCGCTTTTGCGGCATTTTTCTGTCACGTCTTTACCGTCTAATTTATGACTCAACATGTTTATCCTAACCGGGCGGCTGCTGCGCAAGCATGTCGACAATACGTTGAAGAATTCTATGCATTGCAAGAACGGTATGGAGTCACTGAAACATGCGATGACAGTTGTGTGCAAACTTACATTCACGTACAATTTTACGATGAGTCTGGAGCAATTCAGCAATACACTCATTGGTAAAATGTGACACGCATAACGCCTCCTTAGCACAGTGGTAGTGCATACACACAAAAAGGCACACATTTTTGACCTTTTTGCGAAGAAAATGTTAAAAACCGAGAGTTTTCTACAAAATTTATTCTATGCCACGCATATGCCAGGCAACCTTTTTCACTTTTTATGAAAAAAGTGTTGTACATTTGTTGTGAAATAGCTTATAATAACCATGTAAGCCAACCACAACATTATGACTAAATTCACAGGATTCACCAACAAAGCCACCGCAGCCGCCCTTCGTTCCGAACTCAATGCAGTTCTTGCCAAATTTGGCGCTGATGCAAATCTTGAGTTTACGATTGGAACCATTCGGTTTACGAGTTCGGACGCTAAGATGCAAATTGAAACGAAAGTCAAAGGTGCAATTGGTCGCGAAGATCGGATTATTTCCAATTTGATCGCATCATACGGCCTCAAGGAAATTGGGCGCAACGGCGAAAAACTCGTTAGTTACAATTCCAGAGCACATCGTTATCCAGTAATTTACTCGCACGGTGGTAAGAAGTACAAAACCTCGCTTGAACACATGAAGTTTCTCTTCGCTAAGTAATTCACAACAAATTCTAATATAATACAGATATGACTGATGACAATACTCCCATTTGCTACCCTTACCTCACTGGCTGGCTTGAACAGACTCTTAGAGGTCTTACCTACGATTTGGTCGCTAAAGGATTGGTTGATCGCGACAAGCAAGAAGTGCTCGAGAAGATCATCAACGAAAAGATTGAGAGCGCTATCAAAGCTGAACGTGAGTACTCTATCGTAAAATAACAAACTTTGATACAATATGTATGTACAACTCACAAAAAATATAGTATAATATGTCTATGAAGATTGATAAAGCACACATCCACAAACTCTTATTTGAAGGTCCAGCCCTCGTCACATTTACAAAACAAGATGGTACACTTCGCGAAATGAAATGTACACTTGCAAAACACCTACTTCCACTCTCTGAAAATACAAAGGTTGAAGGTGCGCAGCGTGTAGAAAATGACAACCTAGTCAAGACATACGATCTCGAAAATCAAGGTTGGCGCAGTTTCAATGTTTCAAACGTAATTTCAATTTTTAGCACACATGAGTAATATATTTAAAGCGGGCAAGGTAATTGCACCTGATGCAAAATGGACTGGTGATGAACCTGATTGGCATGGTTGGGAGACATGGTCTGTTGAACAATTTTATAAAACTCGGTGTCGAGCACTTCGATTCTATAACTACTATTTGAGTGCACTTGATCTCAGACCTATGGTTTTAGATTGGATGAAAAAGAATGGATATACAAAGGTGCAAATCTCTCAAATCAAAGACGCACCTCCATATATTATTCCAACCACTGTAGGTAAACTTATTCGGTGTATGGAACGAGGCATGCCGTCAATGCATCCACAAGCACAAGAACATTTTGACTCTCTGCCATTTCATGAGACTCCCCCAATTGCAAAAGATGACGCTGAGCTTGTTCGTGCTGAAATATCAAAGGCTCTATCAACTCTAGCAGTTGAGTCTCGTTCTATCGAGAGCACCAATGAAGTTGAGAAAAAACCAAGGGCAACAAGTCCGCTTGATAAAATCAAGGACAAGGTAAACAAGGAAATTATTGTACTCTTGGAAGAGACACTTGACACATGGGCAACTACAAAAACCGGATCTGCCTTATGTAATATGACTGCGCTGCTGCGTGATACAAAGACACCAGCTCTTGGTTGCAAGACTATTGCTGATTGGATTAATCGTCACTTGTCAGAATTTTCAGGTGCATTCAATAAGGTCGACCCACAACTCGTTGAAGGTTACTCGCACTTTCCACGTCCTGAATTGAGAAAAATTGTAAAGACCTTGGAGACTATGCTCTCTGATGTGCTTGTTCACGCGAAAATTAAAAATTCAAATCGCAAGCCTCGTCAGAAAAAGGTTAAGGATGCAACAAAGCAGGTGTCAAGACTAAAATATCAAATGCATTCTGCTGACTGGAACATTGATTCAGTCTCGCCCTCACGATTGCCAACATCTCAGTGTGTCCTGTTATTCAATACAAAAATCAGAGCACTGAGTGTCTACTATGCAAGTGGAGCAGCGGGGTTTGAAGTAAAAGGAACAACCTTAAAGGGATTTGATAAGGGCACAAGCTTCTCATGTACCCTGCGAAAACCACAGGATGTGCTCAGCACAATCTTAAGTTCGCGACCAAAGCAGCTTGAAAAATATTTGGACACTCTTAAGACCAAAAAGAAAGCGGTCAATGGAAGAATAAACGAACAAACAATCATCCTAAAAGTAATTGAACACAAACTGTAATATGTCCGAAATTAAAATACCACTGAAAATATTGTCAAAGCAAGAATTTGCACTAGAGATTGAAACACGCGTGCGCAAGCAGGGCATGGATTATCTAGAGGCAATAATGCACTATTGTGATGGAGCCGGCATTGAAGTTGATGATGTGTCAAAGCTTGTTGTTGGGAGCTTAAAGGAAAAACTTGAAGCTGAAGCACAACGCGTTAACCTACTTCCAAAGTCTACTGCCTCATTGTTTTGATGGTATCTGAAAATTATAGAGTGTCACCATTTGAGGCATGGCGTATAGGCATTGCAATGCGTTTGCATTTTGCTGAAGGAAGTTATGACGCACTTAAATTTAACTTTAAAGTGCCACAAACACAACGCTCATTTGAGACTCGTCGTGACAAGTACTTCTATGAAAAGGTTGCAAAAAGCTATCCAAAAAAGCAGGCATGCATAGAATTTTTTTTGTCAAATATACTCTCAGGCAAGACGTGGATTGGTGATATGAATGGTGAAATATACAGTCTATGGCAAAATAAGATGCAATCGCTCTCATACAGTTTTAAAAGTGAGTTGTCAGATTGCAAGCATTATTGTGACCAAAAGGGACTCTCATTTGATGACCTATTGTCCTGTGCTAACGAACTTCCTCCACTCTTTAAACTATACTTTTCTCAAAAGATTTCGCTTGAGACCTTGTGTGCACTTGATGTCTTATGCAACTATTGTGCACATATAAATAAAAACGTATCTGACCCCATGGGACTTCTGCAAGAGACTTCTCGTATAGTGGTTGGATATAAACCATTTTTGCTGCCTAAAATAGACAAACAAAAATATAAAGAGCTTGCAATTAATGCATTTACAAATCTTTAATTTTTGTTATAATATTCTAAGCAGTGGAACAACAAAAACAAAAAACAATACACTGTAATACAAAACATATGTCGTTTAATACACTAAAACAAAATCGGGCATCTTCAATCAATAAACTTGTTGAAGCTGCGGAAAAAATTAATACTGCTAAAACCTATGGTGATGACCGTCTTTGGTCTCCCGCTGTAGATAAAGCAGGTAATGGTTATGCAATCATTCGTTTTCTTCCTGCAAAGGAAGGCGAAGACTTGCCATGGGTTCGCTTCTGGGATCATGGATTTAAAGGACCAACTGGTCGTTGGTACATTGAAAATTCTCTCACGAGTATTGGTCAACCTGACCCTGTTGCTGAGATTAATAGCGTTCTCTGGAACAGCGGAAACGAAAAAGATAAGGAGATTGCGCGCGAGCGTAAACGTCGCTTGCACTATGTAAGTAACATTCTTGTTGTAAGTGACCCTGCAAATCCAGACAATGAAGGCAAAGTATTCTTATACAAATTTGGTAAGAAAATCTTTGACAAAATTATGGATATTATGCAACCACAATTTCAAGATGAAACACCAGTCAATCCATTTGATTTTTGGTCTGGTGCAAACTTCAAATTGAAGATTCGCAACTTTGAAGGTTATCGTAACTATGATAAGAGCGAATTTGATGGAGTCTCTGAACTCTTTGGAGGAGATGAGGCTAAACTTGAAAAGGTATACAACACGCTCTATTCACTTAAAGATTTTGTTGACCCATCAAGCTATAAAAGCTATGCTGACTTAAAGCGTAAGCTTATTGAAGTACTTGGTTCTGAAGCATTGGCAGGATCAATGACTGAAGAACGCTCTGTCACAGCACGCGCTGAGTCAATTGGAAAAACAACTGAAGCTTCACTAACATACACTGAAGTTGAAAGCCCCGAAATTGATTCCAAGGATGATGATGGCGATGACGAGTCATTGAGTTACTTTGCTAAACTTGCTCAAGGCTAACCTATAACCCAACTAGGGGGAGAAATGGCGTCTGCTATTCTCCCCCTTTTTTTCTTATGATATTCCTAATACGAGTGTTTACATACATAAACTGTATTGATTGCAAACGACACCTCGAATCATTGCGTGAATATTGCGCTCGTACCCCGGCAGAGTTACAAATTATAGATGTAGATGATGAAAACAATCTACCACTAATCTTTGAATATAAGATTCAAGGAGTGCCACACACAATATGCTATGACATAAATGGAAAGGTTCTTCACAGCTTTTTTGGTGTAAAAACCTTTGAAGAGTTTATGGACATTACCTATAGTTAATATCCCATTGCCATACTTCCAGTGTATATTGGCATGTGTGTTGGAACATTATTGCTTACGCTGTTGCTTCGCACACTGCTAACGTTTCCACCATTATTATTTGTCACATTAACAACTGTTGTATTTGCGCTGTTTCCTGCTGCATTTAAGGCAGCTCCAGTTGATATTTGTGCAGGAAGTATATTTTCTTTCCACTTATAATCTGCGCTCTTATATTCATCCCAGTTTTTATAACCAGCAGCCATGGCTTTTTCTTCATTTGTTAATGTCGAAAAGTTTTTAGTCTCTTTTGCCATTGCTATTTTTTCGGCAGATGATGTTGCTGGTTTTTCTGAAAAGTCACCAGTCGCACTAGAGTCATTTTTTGAAGTGTCCTTTGCTGGTGTACCATATGCATATTTGTAAACATCATCAGGTATTGCTTGTGATATCATAGAGAGAGGATCATACCACTCTCTCTTTATATTTGGATCAGGAAGTATTGCCTTTAGTATTGTTCGGTTAAACTTATCAACAGTGTCACTTATATTTCCAAACATTCCTGAAATTGTATCAGCCGCTCCAGCAAACAATTCGCCAATCTTGTCTGGAAGACTTGAAAAGAAGTCACCTATTGTAGTAAATATACTTCCAAGGAAACTTCCAATTTTTTCATACATTCCAAATGCAAAGTCTACAAACTTTTTGTATAGATCTGTAAATGAAAAGCTGTCTAAAAATGCAGAAAACTTTTCAAAGCCTAGCATACCAGCAATCCATGACACGCCGTCTTTTACTAGATCGAGCAGACTGCCAATGACAGAGTCAAATAGGCCAACAAGTGCTCCTTTTATACCACCAATTATTCCGCCTTCCTTAAAGCCTTTCATAAAACCAGTAATTGCTCCATAGATACCCATTATAATTGTCAATGGCCATCCAAATATTTTACCAAGTCCAAGTAGCAGACGGCTTACTCCCTTTAATAGTTTACCCAGGACGCTGCCAAATTTACTGCCCACAGTAAATCCTTGTTTAATTCCGCTAAAAACCTTTGCAATAGTTGAAAATGTAGACTTTGCTATGTCAACCATGGTATCAATTGCCTTTAATAAGGGAGAGTTTGAAAATACAGCAAAGAGTCCTTTTATTTTACCTACTAATGTAGATATACCTTTATACAAACCAGAATTTTTAAACTTGTCTATAAATTCAGTGATTCCTTCAAATACACTTGCTAACTTTGTTACAAGTTTTGAATTTTTAAATCTCGCTATAATATCATCAAAAAACTTTCCAAATTTAACGAAGAAAGAAGTTACACTTTTATATGTTTTACTATTTTTAATTGTTTTTGTTAATCCAGAAAATATAAAACTAAATTCACTTAAAAACCCAGACACTATGCCTGCTAATCCACCAGCAATAAAACCAAGTGCGCCAAATATTCCAAGTGAGCCGCCTCCTTTTGATTTTGCTTGAACAGCGTCTTTAGCCTTTTTTGGCTTTAAATCTTTAAGAGTATCAATTAATTCTCCGCGATCCTCACGTTCTTGAAGTTTATTTTCGGTGAGTCGTTTTGCCAACACCACATTAGAGCGTATTAGGACATCAAATTTACCTTTAATATCAGTTGCTAACTCTACAAGTTTAGGCATTACTGCTGTGCCTTGTTTTGCTATGTTTGAAGCAAGAGTATATCCAAAACTGTCAACCGTATCGAGAATAAGATCTTGAGACAGGTTTGAGCTTTGTAACTCCTTTATAACTCCTTCAACTGCTAGTGATTGGTCCATTTATTTTTGTTTTTGTTCTTGTTCTTTTATGTAATTTAGTAACAATGATATGTAAATTTCCCTCTCCCACGGAATCATGTTTTCCAGTTCTGATAAACTATACTTGTGATGTTGCATCAATGCAAAATTTGTTTGGTAATAGTTTGTTAAACTGTCATGTGAGAGGGCTACTCGAAAAAAGCTTGTGCTCCTGTTAAGATAAAATTGTTTGCATGTCCACATGGTTTGCATGTAAACTCAACGGCATGTTTAAGTTTTGGCGCGTTTTCTACGAATTTTTCAATTTTTGTTAGTTGTGATCTGCTTAGAGAGTTTACAAATTCTGAGAGTTCTTTATGTGTAGACTGATCGGCTGGATATACTGCACTCTCATCAAAAATAGATTCAATTGAAGCAATAATCATGTCCGTTACTGTTTCAGCCGTAACATCTTCTGCAGTGACAATTGACGACATATCACCAACGAGTATGTGACGCAAGACAACACCAATCTTGTCTGTAAGCATAACTTTGCTGTCGACTTTTTCAGTTGGCTGTGTTACTTCAATTTCATCAATGTTTACTGAAACCTCAGTATACTCTTCACATTTTTCACATTTGCACCGAATGTCACTAATTTCACCGACACTCTTTGCTCTTAACTTTAAGAAAATATATTCAAGGTCAAATGATGTTAGTTGTTTTGCCTTTACTGTACCAAATGTACATGCTTCAACTACGCTTTCAATTGAAGACATAATTTGTTTTTGATCATTGGACTGTTGCGCAAGCATCAAGATTTTCTCTTCCTTAACCAAAAATGGTCGATATTCAACTGTTTTTTGAGTTGAAGGAATTGTCAATGTGTATTTCGGTGATTCTAATATTGGAAGTGCCATAATGTTGTATAATATAGGTTGTTAGTTATTTATTCAAAAAATTAGTTACTACCCTGTCACATGCAAATGTAACAGTCACGGTAGAAATTGTGTCCGTAGATGCATTTGCCAATTCAATTGCTGCAACCTGAAATGGATATGCATTTTCAAGCTTGACGCTATAAATTTCGTTGTCATCTTCATCAAGTTGTGAAATTATAACTTCACGCACATACTTATCAATGTAGTTTAACAGGTACTGTTGATCTATTATTGTATTGAGCCATGTGTCAAATGCTTGCTTAACAAAATAGTTGTTTGTTAAGTTAAATGTTATTGCAACATCGTCATCAAGCACTCCTGTAGGAATTTTAAATGGTCGGCGTGTACCATTATCATAGTCTAATGTTGTAATTTGTTTTCCTGGAATTGAAACAGACTCACACATAAATGATAGGTCTCTTGCACCCTCTGTACTTAAACCAGGCATATTTGTAATTTCAACGGCAAACCGGTTTGCCTTTGCAAAACCGCGATTTCGCTGAACAGCAAGTTTAAAGTCACTTATTGTAGATTTGTTTGCCATAGGTTAGACGAGTTTACGGGTTTTTTGCCAAATAGAACTGTTTGTTGCATTCATAAATTTGTCGGAAGGTAAAAATAGTGCAATTTCCCATTCTGATGGGAGTACCTCTACTGTCTTTGAGTCGACATGATCAAAGAGGTAATGTTTAAAGCATGCCTCAAATGCACGTAGTTTTGACGTGCTGCTTAATAAGTCATAGCTAAGTTTAAACCGTGTTGTCTCATCATATTTTTTGTTGTTTGTATATTCCATCAGACGATCAAAAAATACAGCACGTGCACGTGGGGGAAGATAGTGTAGGTTTAGTCCATAGAATCCTTTTTTTGCCGGACCTACCATAAGTATAAGTGGAAAACGGTCATAGTATGGAAGAGTCTCTTTGCCCTTAGGGTCATACAGAAACATAAACATACGGCCAATTAGTGGCTTATTTCGTGTCTCTAGGAGTGAGTCAGTTAACACCTTTGATGGCGCCACACCTGTCATTCCACGAATCTTTTTCAAAAACCAATTTGTCGACTCCTTTGTACGTGGTAATATCCCAGCGCGCTCTGCCTGTGATTGTATTTTTGAAAAAAGAGATGACATATATACTCTATTTATACCTATTTTAGGTGAGTAGTTTTATGCCGAGTCCTTGTATGGTTTCTTCTGTCCATACTTCAAAATACCATCCACGGTCGCCACAATACTCCTTGGCAGCACTCCACTTTGATATGTTTTTTGCATAGGTCAGTACCTCGGTAATGTATGCCTTTGTCTTTCTCGTTTTTACCTTTGGTGCAAGTGTTTGTTTTTTAGGTTTTATCTCAATAAGGTATGTGTTTCCATTTTTAAATTGAATTTTAAGATCAACAAAATAACGATGCATCTTATTGTCGGTTTTACATCGGTATGGAACTATTGTTTCTTCGCTGTTCCACTTTACGACATCAGCGTTTTCATCACACCACTTAAATACCTGACGTTCCCATAGAGAACGATATGACACTGCACTATAGTCACCATCATATTTGCTCTTATTGACTACTCTATATTTGCCGCTGTAATACTGTCCTTTTTTCATATAAATAGTTATATGTTATTTTTCCCAGAAAAAATTGACGAACTAACTCGTCGACCATTTATATATTTTACTTGTGATGATTCAAAACGTGGTGCAAGCATTGCGCTGCCTATGCCTCCATCAATGAGTTTTGGCGATGAAGCTACTTATAATAATGCTGAACTTGGAATTATTGGTAGTGCTGTCAACTCTTTAGCAGGGCAAGTTAGTCGTGGAGCAGGTGCTGGAGAGGTTGTGTCTAGCGCAACAGATTCTATTAAAAAAGCATACAATCAATCAAATATAGGATCTATTATTCAAGGAATAGGTGCTTTGTCTGGAGTGCCAGAAAATCTTCAGTCTGCAATTAGCATAGGCACTGGTACAACACTCAATAAAAACATTACTACAGAGTTTACCGCGTCAAATACACGATCATATAGTTTTGTGTTTCAACTTATTGCCCGAACTAAAACTGAAAATGATAAGATTAAAGGCATAGTCCAGGCGTTTAGACTAGGAGTCTATCCAGAAGGAAATGATTTTCAATTAAAATTTCCACCAAAATGGAAAATAAGATTTCAACGGGGAGGGAGTGAAGGTGCCAAAGAAATAATTGATGATATTCCTAAAATAGGAGATGTTTATCTTACTGGTGCAACAACTGTCTATAATAGCAGTGCAAATATGTGGAGAACTGATGGTTCACCATTAGAAACAACTCTCACAGTTAATTTTATAGAGACAAAAGCACACACATTAGAATCTCTGCCAGAATCTTTGCCAAAATAAAATATGTTTAAACAATATCCAAAAACACAATATGATCTATATTCTGATGGTTCTACATTTACCTTGACAGACATTACTCGTGGGGTTGTGGTTGATCGCTCACGCCTACCAGATGACAGTTTGTTGTACACATATTATCAATTAAATAATGGTGATCGCCCAGATGTAGTGTCTCATAAACTGTATGGGGATATTCAGTATTATTGGACATTTTTTATTACAAATGAATTTTTAAGAGAAGGTCTTGCAGCATGGCAGTTGTCTTCAACTGATTTTAATAAGATGATTGCCACTCAATATGGTAAATATTCTGCACTCACCTCTTCAATTAATACATTTAATAATTTAAACGACAGTGGATTATGTGATCTTTCACTTATACCACTATCAGAAGAATATTTGCCACATATACGTCTCTCTGATGAGTCTGGTGGTCGTGCGAACATAGTCAAATATGATGGAGCTCGTCATCAACTTGTAATAGAAGACATACATCGTATTCAAGGTGACACTCGAATTGAGATTTCTCGCGGTTCTTTTGTAGATGCATCTGACCGATTTCGAATTATATGGGTTGGTGGACCTGAAACAGATGCTTTAAAAGATGAGTGGGTTAACACAATATATAGAAACATTATCAAGTATGATGCTATCGGTCTTGCACAATCATTAGAAATTGGACAAACAAAAGAGCAATATGTCTTTGGAAAATTTATAGCATTTAACACAAATAAAAATTATCGTTGGACAGAATATTTTAATGCCGCGCATGAATATTACTCACCTGATGGCTCTGTAGTATCAGCATACGAAACTCTGTCAGACAGCAATGTTGTTTCTCCAACATATAAATCATTCTATACACTTGAGTCTGAGATTAATGATGAGAAGAGAGCACTTAAAGTTATACGTCCTGACTATATAAGCGAGTTTTCAAATCAATACTACAGCACGCTCTTAGGCGAAGTATAATATGGCAACAACATCATATATAAACGCTCCAAAACAAGGGAGTGACGACTCACAAAAGATTCCAGGAAGATTCTATATAGAATATATGTACATGGAATTTCCAGATGTTTCTGGCAATAACTACAATTATAAAGTTGATATACGTGAAATTGTAACATCATTTAATATTACAGCCGAAATATTTTCACCAATACTTACGCTTAGTGGGTCTATTCGTGATACAAACAATAAATTAGGTAAATTTTTAATCTCAAATAACATAGGTAATAGTCTAACTGGTCAAGAAAAAATATATTTAAAAATTGTTTCTGGATATGATGATGAACAAAAAGAAATAATCCAAAGATTTGCTATAAAAGAATATCCAAACTACATAAAAACTTTAGATTTTCCAAACAACCAAATATTTACGTTTGTTGCTGTATCAGAATTTGCATACACTGATCGACTAATGAAAATATGTCGCCCCGTAAAGCAAAATACATTTGCTAATATAGAAAAAATCTTTAAAGAAGACCTAGGATTGGCCGAGGTCAAATTAGAAGGTGATGGCCAAGAGCCAGTAAGTAAATTTGATGGGTTGATCACAATACAGAACCCGTTGAGCGCTGCTGAATGGTTGCGTTCTCGTTCATTTGACCAGGATCAATCGCCGTTTTTCCTTTATAATAAAGTCACATATCCTGGCAATGATGCGGGCACAGTATATTTTGCATCATTTGGTGGACTTGTAAACAATCAAAAGAGTCCTTCAAAAGACCTAACATACAAGTATCGTCAACGTATAGAATATGAGCCAGGCACGGCTGAGGCATATGCTGAAGAACAGACGCGAATATTAAGTATGACTTCAAATTTAAAACTTGATCGCTTAAAGACTGCACTTGAGGGTGGTTATGCAAACCGATTAAATGTTACAGACTTTTCAGCAAAGACCTATTACACACTCGACTATACGACAGAAGAATCAAAACCATATCGTATTGGCAAAATGAGTGTAGTACCATGGAAATCAAATAAGTATAAAGTTGATGGAGCATCAAATGACGGAAAGACGCTCTATGACGTGCCAGAAACTAGTATTTCTAGTGTGCAAATTAGTTTTGCCCCAACATATGGAGACCCATCAACAGCATTAACAAATTCTGTTACATCGTCACTCTCCCAAAACATTCAACGTGCAAAATCATTTGTAGCTAGAATGAATGAATATGATCATGAAATTATTGTCTATGGAAAGACACGACTAAATCCGGGCACAATACTACTATTAGAAGTTCCAACTGTTCAGAAATACAATCCTGATGCAAGCGAAGTAGATTTGGCATTTGATCAAATAGTTGCCGAAAGAGCACCACTTGATGCAACTGTATCAGGACGTTACCTTATTTCTGTTGCATCTCACAATTTTGTTGATGGTGTCTATACATGCAAAATAAAATTATTTAGAATTGAAGATCTTCCAGTCACAAAAGACAGCCAAACAATTCCAGTAGAGTTAACTCCGCCACCTCCTACTGAAAATCTAACTGGTGTTTTACCTGATCAACAACAAGCATAAATTATGAGACTCGATAATTGGTTTACTGCAATAGTTACAAATTTAGCCGACCCATTAAATGCTGGACGGGTACAAATACGATGTTATGAATATCATACCACCGATGAAGGTGACTTGCCTGATGTTGACCTACCATGGGCACTGCCGCTGCTTCCAGTTACCAGTGCTAGTTCAGGTGGAACTGGTACAAGCGCAACTGGACTCCTAGTTGGTTCATGGGTCTTTGGCTTTTTTAGAGATGTTGACAATCAAGATCCTGTTATTATTGGATCAATTCCTGGTGTCGAAGCGCTAAATGGACAAGGTATACCTGACACTGCAACAAGCAGTTCAATTGGAATCGCTGCAACATCTTTATATTCAAGTGGTGCGCCTATAGGTGGTCCGGCTGACACATCTACTCTTGACCCTGATATACCGACAATTAGTGGTGCGACAAACAGTGAAATTGCTCGTAACCTAGTTAACATTGCTCGAACACAAGTTGGTGAAAAAAATGGATCAAAATATCTTGGCGGAGGGTTGCCATGGTGCGCTGCATTTGTAGCATATTGTTTGGTTCGTTCAGGCGTGCCAAAAGAAGATTTGCCATCAAACCCAAATTTTTCATGGTCATATAAAGAATGGGCAAAGGGTAAAGGCTCAAAATATGTTGCACTTGCTGCTGATAATACATACCAACCTGGTGATATTATAATTCGCCATCGAGGAGCTGTAGGATCAGGGTTTGGCCATATTGGAATAATATCTGTAGGGTGCAATGATAGACGAAATGAAGCACACTCCACAATTGAAGGAAACACTGGAAGCCCGCGAGGAGTCTATGAACGCACTAAAAAATATTATTGGCCATGTGTCTTACGATGGAAATCTGATTCAGACGCGCCATTAGCTTAATTTTTTTTAATAAATAATAACATTATGGCAGGTCAAGGTACATTTGGAACTCCACATCAATCAAATCAATCTGTTTATCCATACAACAATGTGACACAGACACGGTCTGGTCATTTATTTGAAGTTGATGACACACTTGGCGAAGAGCGCATACATCAAAAACATAAATCTGGTACATACTATGAAATTGCATCTGACGGCACCTATGTTACAACTGTTGTTTCAGATCGATATACAACTGTGTGCGGCACTGACACAATAGCTATAACTGGTGATGCAAACATTGCCGTTAATGGATCTGTTAACCTAACCATAAATGGAAACTATAATGTTGAAGTTAATGGAAACATGAGTCAAACCGTAAAGGGCGAATATAAACTAAAAGTTGGTGCTGCACATAAAACTGAGGTTGGTGGTGACATTGCAGAAAACGTAGTTGGCAAAAAAGATAGCGTTATTGGAAATGGACTAATCAATACAGTACGCGCAGGAGGAGTAAAAAATATGATTGTAGGTGGTGTTGAAGACACTAATGCTGGTGACTACACATCAATTTGCACTGGTTCAGTTTCAATGACTGGACTAACTGGCATGAGTTTATCGTCTCCCGCTGGTCCTGCTACTTTAGGCGGATTTGTTGCCGCAGTTGATAGTGCAACAACATTAACGCTTACTGGTTTAGCAGCCATTAATATGACAGCCCCACTTGTAAACATGACAACTCCACTTGTAACTATATTAAATGGTGCACTTATTGCAACTCTTGATGTTCGTGCGCTTGGCGGAGTTGTAGGTTTATCAACGCACACACATGTTGAAACATCATCTGTTACATTACCAGGATTAGGATAATATGGCTATTACAAAATTTTTATATATTAGGCTGGCAGACAGCAATGGTGATGGATTTGACATCAATACTACAGGAATTCCGTTAACATACAATGGAAACACCAGATCAGTTGTAGACCTAATTACTGGTGTCTATAGAATTACACAAGAGGCAACATCTGGACCGGGTGCACTTCCATGGGTTATTCAATCAATACCCTTAACTGATGTTAATATAGAGGTTACTTACAATACTGGAATTCCTGCCCTCACTAATGTTCCAAAAAATGTTGGGAGATATGACTACAATATACGCACTACTCTAAAGAGTGACCCGACATACAAAGGTTATTTTACAACAGAATATTACGGCACAATTCCAGTTGACATTCCTGGTTGGGAGCCTGCTGTTAGAACTAATGCATTTAAATTAGATGTTGGTGGCATAGCATTAGAAAAAGATAAAGACACATCCAAGTATCTACTCATACGGCCGTGCCCGCTTACAATAACTTTTGGAGACACTGTTCGTCCATACAACAAAAATGCACAAGCTATAACTTACACAACCTCACCAAAGGTGTTGGATTCAACCTCAGCAGATTTTGGTAAAGATATTCAAGTTGGTTTGGCATACGCTGGTACAAAGAGCATTGCTGCATATGCAGCGCCAGTTGAGATTGGAACATATTCAGTCAATGCAAATAGTATTGATATAAATTATGTTGGAAGTGCCAGTACAACATACACAATTAGACAACTTACAACAACTGAGGCCGCGTCAGCTCAGCAAGAGTATGACGCATTGGTGCGAGCCCTACCACCCAAAACACAAAATTGGGTAGACAGCAGTTCATCATTTTCCGATAATAACGCTAAACAGCAATTTATTGCAAGTGGAATACTTTCAGTTTTAGGAGAGATTAATGTTGGAGAAAACAATGCAGCTATGACTGCAGTTGCCGGACTTGATAAGGCTGCTACAATTATCGATTGCACAAAAAATCTTCCACAAAAATTAATAACTGCTGTAGCAGTAAAGTTGTTATCACTCGTAGCAGCATATGTTCCGGGACTTGGAATTATTAATTTGATTACTCAAGTTCAAGCAATTATTAATGATGTTCAAAAAATAATGGAACTTATTGAGTTTGTTAAAAATAATCCATATGCATTTCTTGATCAAGTGCTGACTGCATCTGGAGCCTATAAAAAACTTGGAAGTATTGCAAATGAAACAATAGCAAATATTGAAAACACATTTCCAAACTCAGCATCAACTGTAGGAGATGTCGGTCAGTTTATTACTGATGTTGCAAATGGTATAATTGATGTTTGTGAAGCTGTTGACATTTATGGAAATCCAATTGCAAACAAAATAACAGCTGACAACACAGCAGTACCAACAGCAGTTCGTGGTTTTATTCCTCTTACAAATCAGCAACCAAGTGCAGCAAAAACTGACTATGAATATTTCCAGTTTCATTTAAGAGATGCATTATATAAAGACGGCGACAAAATTAAGAGTTTAAAAGACTCTGGAAATGTTGCTGAACTACGAGACTATATGACAATGCTTACAGCTGTTCATGAACTTGCATACAACTGGCATGATAATATTGCATCTGTAGCAGCACCAGTTGGACTCTTAAGTGTGTCTCAAGCAACGCGTCTTCAAAATGTTGAAGACATACTTGGCACTGCTAGTGGGTTATTACAAGGCATCTATGGTACGCCTAATGCAATCAACAGTTCTGCACCAATAAACACAACATCTGCCTCTGGTGTGCGAGAAAACACGTCACCAGCAACAGCTGGTCTAAACGCTGGATTGACTGCAGCAGCTAATGGACTGCGTGCAGTCTCTGGAGGGGTGTCTGCAATAGGAAGTTTTATATCAGGTGAGACACAATATTCACTGAGACTCTTTAAAAATGAATTTAATTTTGCTGTAAAACAACAACTTGCAAAACATCCATATTGGTCAGCCAGTACAGTAAAAGAGTATAATGAGCGAGTACAACGAATACACTATGAGATGCAAGAGGGCACTCCAGCAATTCTCAGCAATCCAGCGTTTGCAAAAATATAACGTATAAATAGAATATGGGAACTTCCTATTTATTGTCAGACTACAATCTTTCACAGTCATCTAACGTAGCACGTCAGCGCGTCTATGCTGATCTTGACAATTCTTTTTCGGTTCATCCAATCTATAATGATGTTTTACCACTTATAGATCTTGACGCAGTAAAACAAAGTCTTAAAAATTTACTCCTAACAAACACATATGATCGTCCATTTCAACCAAACATTGGTTCAAATATAAGGGAATTGCTTTTTGAAAATGCAAGTGTACTAGTTGAACTTGAATTGGAAGATAAGATACAAAGAACTATTGCACTCTATGAACCACGTATACGCAACCCAATTGTAAATGTAACTGATGAATCAGATAAAAATGCATATCGAGTTTCAATAGGTTTTGAAGTTTCATATGATACAAACACTGAAATTATAATCTATCTAACACGCACAAGATAATGAGTACACAATTTTCACAGTCAGTAAACGTCACAAATTTAGACTTTGTTGATATAAAACAAAGTCTTATTGATTATTTCAAATCAAATGACAGCCCATTTAAAGATTGGGACTATACTGGTTCAGGACTAAATACATTGATGGATGTGTTGGCACACAACACCCATTATAACGCAGTGTTAGCGCACATGGCTGTAAATGAAAGCTTTATTGACTCTGCCCAATTACGCCAAAATGTTGTCTCTGCTGCAAAACTAATTGGATATACCCCAAACAGTTACACTGCTCCAAAAGCAAAAGTTAACCTTTATGTCAATAGTCGTGACTCTAGTGTCAATAGTTATATAATTCCTGCAGGCACCAGCTTTTCATCAAACTTTCCTATTCCTAGACAGAGTGCTACATATAACTTTATCAACCTAACAGATATTGAATGTACACGTAATCAAACATCTGGTCTTTTAGAGGCAGTCGATCAAGAAATACATCAAGGATCAATTCAAACACGACGCATACAGATCAATTCAGCTGAAGATAAAAACGAGTATGTAATCTCTGATAAAAATATAGACTTACGCACTCTAAATGTTGCTGTATATCAAAACAGTCGTCAAGACATTGGAGAAGTATACACAAAATTTACTGATGTTACAGATATAAATGAAACAACTCCAATTTATTTTATCTATGAAAACTATTCTGGCAACTATGTAGTTTCATTTGGAAATGGTGTCTTTGGTAAAAAACCAGACAACTTAAACATTTTAGAATTACGATATTTGGTTACCGCTGGAGATGCTGCAAATACAAGCAATAAGTTTTCATACAACGGTGGTTTTGATAATCAAATATCATCTGTGTCTGTACAAACCTCAAGCCCAGCCTTTGGAGGGTCAACTAATGAATCAATTGGTAGCATCAAATATAATGCACCACTTCAATATATTGCTCAAAACCGTGCAGTTACTGCAGATGACTATAAGACACTCATTCAAAGTAAATTTGGAGTGCGTTCTATGGCTGTATGGGGTGGAGAAGAAAATAATCCGCCACAATATGGAAAAGTTTTTATGTCAATTAAAAAATCTGACGATGAAAACGATATTTTCTTAAGTTCTGCTGAAAAAGAAGAAATATTACAATATATAAGCGGTAAAAAGGTGCTGTCAATTTTACCTGAGATTGTTGATCCTGAATATATCAACATTGTTCTCGATGTGCTATTCAAATATAATCGAAACCTAACAACACTTACAGTAACTCAACTGCAAGATAAAATTAAGGAAACACTTGTTGCGTTTAGTAATAATTATTTAGAGTCATTTGACGGTGTATTTAGACATTCACAACTAGTTCGTGCTGTTGATAATACAAGCCCTGCAATATTAAACTCACTTGTTCGAGTTTTTGTATCCAAGACATTTACTGTTGCGGTAGGTGATCCTAAAAATTTAACAATAGAATATGGCACAGCTCTTACAATTGATGATGGCCTTGCAATTGTAAAATCAACTGGATGGGTCTCTGGTGGAGTAATATACTATATAGGAGATGCACCTCATGCAAAAGACACCAATCTTCGACGTCTCTATAGTTATTACATTGACAGCAACAACAATGCTATAGTTGAAGATTCAAATATTGGAACACTCACATTGAGTACTGGAACGCTGTCATTAAATGCATTTGGTGTTGACTCTGACACCGCAATTACAATTGATCTATTACCAAAATCAAATGATATTGTTTCACGTCGTAATCAATTAATTCGTATTGACACACCTAGCATTAATGTCTATGGTGAAGTTGACACAATTGCAATTGGTGGATCAAGCAAGTCTATTGACTATAACACATTCAGCCGAGATCGTTAACCATGTTATTAAGTGTAGCAAATTCTAGACCACGAAACTTAGAGAGCTCTCGAGTCTCGTCACTATTTCCTGACACCGTACAGGAGAGTTCAAAAACACTCATAGAATTTGTTGAAAAATATTATGAGTATTTAAATGTTGTTGGATTGCCATCAAGCGAAATAGCAAATATAACATCTGCAAAAGACATTGATGTTGTTTCAAACAAGTATCTTACTGAGATTCAAAGTTTAATTGCTCGTAATATACCAAACTCAGTTGCACTTGATAAGGTTACACTTTACAAAATAATTCTTCAATACTATCGTACTCGTGGTTCTGAAGACAGTATACATTCATTTTTCAAAATTTTCTTTGATGAGTTTGTAACCATATTTTATCCACGTGACTATCTTTTTGAGTTGTCTGGAGGACGCGGCCAATGGATGCCTATTGTGGCATCTCAATTGGCAACTGTAAACACAAACCCAAATAAAAACCAAATAAAAATAGTCAGTGACGCTATAATTGGTCCAGTGACTTCCAATGACAAGGCTCCATACACATTTGTTTTACAGAGCTATTCAAAGTTTGTATGGACACTAGATGGACGTGCTCCATCATCAACTGTACCGCACCTACAAAAAGTAAATTCACGTTGGGTCTACACATACGGCGATGTGGTTGTAACAAGTGCAAATAACACTACATGGCCAGATGAAGCACTTTGGAATACCTTTTCTCGTAATATTGAATATACGAGTGGAAACGCTGGATCAAACACAACTCGTAACATTGAGTATAAGACTCTTGAAATTACTCCAGTTGGTGAAACAACTGAAACAATATTGCTTAAAAGGGATGACACCACTGATATATTAGCAACAGAGTCTGGAGACGAGTTGACGCTTGAACAGTTTTTTACTCCTGAAGGGACTATAGACATAGTTGTTTCTGGTATTACTACTGAAAATAATCTAGATCCTAATACTTCTACAGACTATATTATAGTTCAAGATACAAGTATAACAAACACTGATGATGCTGTTATTGTAACAGAAGATGCAGGCAGTTCATTATATACCGCAATTACATCTAATATTGAATATGTCCACCTGTTTACTGTAACTGCACTTCCATTGAATGCACTTAAGATAGATGATCTTATAAATTCATTGGAGACTGCCGGCACCAATACAGTGTATCGTTGTACTCAGATTAGCCCAACAATATGGGAATCAGTTACAACTGACTTTAGGATTTGGCAATATTCTGATTCAAAATCTTTTGCATCAGATCGATATAAGCTACATGACGGAGAATTTTGGCAAAAATATTCATATCAAATAAAAACAACGCTGTCATATGACACATGGTCATATGACTATTTGAGATTTGTTCATCCAGCAGGTTTAAAATTATTTACAGCGCTTCTATACGAACTTCTAGCAAAATCAGAATGGAAACAATACATTGATTATATTTCATCTGACTCGACAACAGACTATACTTGGTTGGGTGCATACATTCCACCAGTAATTGGTTATCATACTCCAACAAGTCAACCAGGTTGGTTAACTTCTAGAGAGCGAGTATTGAAATTCCTTTTACAGGTGTTGCGAGATGCAAATGCAGATGAGTCACTTATTCGTATAATTGAACTTGTTCTTTCTTTTGAATCTTTAAATGAAGTCTATCGTGATAAAATTGTCCACAATACATATCAATCATGGTTCAAGTTTATTGATACAACTGAATTAATTGCGGGATTCTCAGACAAGACAATAGCACTGGCTAATGCAGAATATTCTAGAGAAGACTTACCACTCTTTAGTAACTTATCATGCATAGTCACGCCAAAAGTAGTTGACTTTACATACTATCCATGGATGTATAGCGAGCTTATTCCACTTAACACTTCGTCTCAAAGCATTGACCCAAATTATGTTTTGTCAGACGTAAATGTTTTTGATGTTGACTTTGAGCCATATATTAATAGCGAAATTTTACCTAGAGAAGCATCAACAGTATATAATTTACAGACAGAAAATAACAACTATTCAATAACTGAAGACAGTGAATTTGGATTTGTGACTGAAGGAAACATAACAAACACCATATTTAACACATACACAATATCAGCACTAACAAATATTGTTACTCCCAATAACAGACCATTAGGATATCCTCCTATTAACGTATATTTTCATGTAGTTACAACTGGTGTGCTTGATGGCACACAGCTGTACTATACAACACGGTTTCCTTCTGTATTAGCAGTCACTAGTGGTGTTGTTACTATTACAAATGACTTTGCATCATTTGCAGTACAAATTAATGAGGCGCTTGCTCCTGGATTTCCAACGCAATCATTTAATATGGATTTAAGATTAAATAGTATAACAGGTCCAATAGTTGCTACGAGCAATCTTGTAATAATATTCCCCTAAATATAATATAAATATAACCATATGCCAGACGTAAAATTTTCACAACTAAACCAACTGCAGGTAGCAGCAGATGATGATTATTTGCCAATTGTTGACAGCAGTGATAATGCAATGGGCATTAATGGCACAAACAAAAAAATCTCAATACTGAATTTAGCATACGGCATAATTAATAGTCTGGAAATTGGATCAGTTGACCCGCAGATCTTAATGTCAATTGATGCATCTAAAATTGAGACAGGTACATTAGATGTCAATCGCATTCCTTCATTAGATGCATCTAAAATTAGCAGTGGTATTATTGACGCGGCCAGACTTCCAAGTTATGTCGATGATGTACTTGAATTTGCCAATTTTGCAGCTTTTCCGGCGACAGGTGAAATGCATAAAATTTATGTTACATTAGACACAAATAGAACTTATCGTTGGAGTGGTTCTGTTTACGTCGAAATTAATGTTGATCAAACTATAACATTAACAAGTGACGTTACAGGTTCTGGAACAGGAACCTTTGCCGCAACAATAGCAACTGGTGCGGTGTCATTGGCCAAAATGGCAAATGTCTCTAGTAGCACGGTATTTTATCGCAAGACAGCTGGATCAGGTACACCTGAAGTTCAAACTTTAGCCACATTAAAGACAGATCTTGGGCTTACCGGCACAAATAGTGGTGATCAAACTATTACTCTTACCGGTGCTGTTACTGGTTCTGGAACCGGAAGCTTTGCCACAACACTCGCTGATGATGTTGTATCATTAGCCAAAATGGCAAATGTTGCCACGGCAACAGTATTTTATCGCAAGACAGCAGGAACTGGTGATCCTGAAGTTCAAACTTTAAGTACATTAAAGACAGATCTTAATTTAGTAGAAAAACTTGCCTCCAGCGAATATACAGTTACAAATCCAACATCAGTAAAAACATTTAATGCCACTACAGCAACAATTGATAATGTATGTGACGTTCTTGCAACATTAATTAAAACACTTAAAGATCGACAAATAATATAATGAATAAACTTTTTTTAACTCTTCTTTTACTTGCTTTAAGTATTTGCAATTTATATTCGCAAGCAACCGATCCAAATTGGCAATATGCTGATTTAAATCGTCTTGGAATATTGGATCGAAATAGTTTTGTGTTAACACCGCAAAAACCATATGTTTATAATGGTTATCCTGTATTTGAAATTACTGTACCGTCAGGTTATACAGAAATACAAGTGCGTGCAAGTTTAACAAATTTTGAACCTGGATTTTTACTTAAACAGGACGGAACATACACACATCATTATATTCCAACTGGTGTTACTATTAATGGTAAAAAACAATATAAAGCAATGGGAACATTTGATACACCGATCGTTGCATCTTGGAACGGATCAGCATGGGTTTTTGGAATTGGTGGACTTACATCAACAAATAATGTTGAATTTCCTTGGTTATGTACAACGTTCAGCGGAGGCACTGGAGGTGTAACATACCTTGCCCAAATAGAATATTTTGTGTATCGTACATGTACAACAGGAGCAGCTGCTGATGCTCAATGGGGACTAGGTTCAGGCGATCCTGATCCATGGGTCTATATTGCAAATCAAACTGCGGTATCTGGTGACAATAAAGAATTTAAGCGTCAAAAATGGAACT